ATTTTCATGATTAATCCATGCAAGCGAGACGAAGAATAATGTTATCAAATTGGTTAGAACATGCTTCCCATTTTTGAGGAAGCCACCAAAAAATGGCGACACTGGCCAGTCCAACTATAAAAGTAATAGCAAATCCGGTTTTCATAATTAACTCCATTAACAACACAAGAATATCAACCCCAAAGGGAAGTGGAGAAAAAAATGGCCACTTAAAAAAGTGGCACAGTCAGGCATTTGCCAACTGTGCTTCAAGTTGAGATATTCTATCGTTTATTTCATCAATAGGAACAAGAGTCTCTGGACTAATGCTATATTGCATAATAATGTGAGGATACAGAGAGTCTAAGTCAAAGTTCACAACGTAATCATATTTTCCAGGTATTGGCTCCTTTACATAAGCTCCCGGATACTTTTCTTTCTTGACTGTACTCTGTGATTTTGGTACTACAACATTCCTTTTCTTTAGGTAATTGTAAATGATTACGTCCCACATCCTAACTTGATAGAATACATCTTCATAATTTACTTTGGCGTCATATGCCATAGTAATCGCCAGCTCAACCAACTTTAATTTATCCTCAAGCTTATCTACTAGCTCAACGTCAATGATGTTGTAATTGGTAAATAGATCCCAGCACTGTTTTTTTATGTATCCATCAAGTATTACATAAATGTATTTTAAGATTCCTAGATCTAATTTCTTAATATTTTCTTCAAGAAATTTAATCTGTTTTTGTGAGGCAAAATTTACCTTAATTTTTACAGGTTCAATTAGATCTTTGCCTTCTAGTCTTTGATATATCATTGACCGAAGCTTTCCTAGATACCTAATAGTAGTTGGATCTATATCTTCATCAGGTGAAACAATAAAGTCTCCACTATAAAACTCTTTAAATGTTTCAAATTGTGTGTGGTCTAGTTTAGTTTCCCCTAACTCAACACTTGCAATATGATCTAAACTATACGATTCTCTAGTCACATATGTAAACTTCTTATAAAGCAACATATAGTCTAACTGAGATACTCCACCAATATCATAATAAACGTTGACTTTGTTATTATCTATAACTTCTTTAGAATATACCGACTTCCAAGGAGATAAGCTATTTAGTTTTTTCTCACCCAGAATTTTTTCAATTCTTCCACAAATATACGGAATATCATAATAGGTACAATTCCATCCAGTAATTACATCAGGAGTATTATCTACCCAATATGCTAAGAATCTATTTAAAAGATCGTATTCGTCCGTACAGTGAATAAAAGTAACATTGGGCTTATCGGTATAAAATGGTCGTACTCCCCATGTAATAATCTTTTTAGTGTTGTAATCCTGTATGGTAATTAAAAGAACTTCTTCAATACATTCTACTTGATCGGGAAATCCATTTTCAGATGCAACTTCAATGTCTATTGTATATAATTTAATCTCTTTAATATCAAAATTAATTGTTTCTTCTGGATAAGTTTCAGAAATGTACTGATAAGTAAACCTGTCATTACCATAAATCTCAAATCCTTCTACATCTTTATATTTGGCCATGAAATCTTTACATTCTCTGACTGACCCTGGCTGTATCTCTTTGACATACTTTTCATCTAGAGTCTTGAATGGGGTTTTATTCTTTGTCGCCACATAAAGCTTTGGACTAAACTTTTCTTTGATTCTAAATTCCTGGCCATCCTCATATCCCCTGACTAAAAAGTTATTTCCATATTGTTTTACATTGGTATAAAACTTTGTACTCATGTTACTTAATAATTTGTTTGTATGATTCTATAAGTTTATCTGTTGGTTTTGCTATTGTTAGTATATTCGTAGAGTGTATCATGAATTCAGTATCGAATGTACAATCTAACCAAGGCACAAGTTCAATTGGATTGCAACTTTTAATCTCATATGGATTTATTAACTTACAATCAGGTTCTCCAAGTTCACTGGCTACTTCTTCTACTGTACTAATTAATACTTTATTTGATAAAACTATGCACTGAATGTTCATATTAGTCTTTAATTGTAGTTTGTGTTTTTTCTTTATATAGTTCCATTAATGAAACAATAGGATCAGTAATTGCAAGGACCGAGGTAGGCTTAACAATTATATTTTTGCTTCCCGATAATCTAATCCACGGTTCAATCTGAACTTTTATATCGTCATCTGTTTCTGCTATGACTTCTTCTTGCAGTAACAAAGGCTCATCCATTAAAGGTGTAACTTTCCATGGACTAAAAAGTACATAATAGGAGTCATTTACCACAGACTCAGATATTTCTTTAACTTGTGAAATAACCTGATCCCCATTTACCATTACTAGTATTTTTATAGTCATCTATTTCTTAAAATACCATCTTAACATAAAAATGGGAGGGGGTCAACCCTCCCATTGAGTCACAGCCAAACTTTTTTATCTGGCGGATCAGGAACGACTTTGTTTATCGTAACAGTTAGTAACCCATTTTCATATTTAACGGCCTTTACTTCCATCCCTTCATTCAATGTATACCAGGCAGTTACCTTGTTTGTGGCAAATCCATGATTCAGATATTCATTGGTCTTATTAATTTTAGTGTCAGCCTCAACGTGAACGATATTCTCTTTAGTATAGACATTCACTTGTTCTTTGCTAAATCCAGCAAGAGAAACTTCTAGTATTTCTGTATTCTTATTTGGCCTATATATGTTATATGGAGGGGCAGATACGTTGGAAATAATTTTTCCACTATACGGTTGTTTTCCAAGAACATCATAAAGTCCTTTAAAGAGACTTTCAGATGTGCTTAACGCTTCATTAACAAATTGTTCCATATCAGATGTTCTATAACGGGTAATTGTCATTTTTATTATCTCCGTGAATAATAGATTAGGATAAGAGTTCTCTTTCCGAACTCTCTTAATACTATATAGTCAAGAAGGTAGTTATTGCAAGGGAGGACAGCCGTACCGCTGGGGTTCGGCTGTCCTTATTTCTAGGATACTGGCTTTTTCTTAGCGCCAATATTGTATTTAGTTTCTAGCTGCCACTCGTCTTTTTCTTTATATGAAAGAACTTTAATCTGATTTAATGGAGCAATATCTACAATACTCTTTGGATCAACAATAGTAATTAAACCCCAGTCAGCTAAAAGTTGACAAATTCTATTTCTTCGTTGTATGTCATTTACCGTTAGATTAGCATGTTTTCCATCTAACGCAAATAGCTCCTTAAAGCTAACGATATAATATTTACCTTGCTTGTGTAAGATATGACAAGACTGATAGATCTTTTTCTCTTTCCTAGAAGCTACCCCAATTCTTGTTAGAGTTTCTCTTACTTTTAGGAAATCATCTGGTTCATTTAAGATGACTTCTATCATCATATTAGGTGACCAATTCACCTGCGGTTCTTGAATAACACTCATATTGTGCCTCCTTCTTCAAATTTCAATTTAATAAGATCAAGTTGTTCTTTTGTTAATAATTTTAGAGCCTGTATTGCCTTTTCATTACTATAATTATAATAACGTTTGACATAATCAAGATCTGTTATAGAGTCTTTTTTTACCCAAGGAGAGAATCTTTTTCTTTTCCTGAGAGTATTTAGGTAAAATGAATATTGCATTCTTTTTGAAGTATTTGGAAAAATATTCATCTCATTCACATAAAAAATACAATCTTCATGTCCAGCTAAACAACGATTAATAACGTAGGGATTATAGCTAGATTCATCAGAGATATCTTCAATTAAATTCTTCTTGGTATGGTTAATAGAGGCTAACCAATCTTTCAATTCATATTTCATATCACTCGGCAAATTCACATTCACACATAATTTCAGTCAATGCTGCTAATAGATTTATCTCTTTATCCGAGGCAAAAGCAGCCTGATAATCATACTTAGCAATAATAAGAACAGCAGAGGGTAATGTACTTGGGACCAAACAAGTATTGATACGATCATATAAGCGACGTAACACAACAGAACTATCGTTATCGATGTTGGAGAAGACCCACTTAGTAACATCCTTATAATTTTTCTCTTTAAGACTCTTAATAAGCGCATCTATAGAAGACTCTGATTGATTTACAAGTATGCCTGTGTTAATTTCACCAGACATAGAATAAGATTGTAAGATATTAATTAGCTGTCTAGTGTCAGGAAAATTATTCTTAACCAACTCTACCAATACCTCTGGGATATATTTAATACCTTCTTGTTCAAGTATATATACAAGTCTCTTATAGATATTTGCCATTAACTTTGGCTTTTCTTTTTTTGGTATTGGGGTGTAATTTAGAACTACACACCGAGACTTGATAGGATCGATAATTCTAGATAAATTGTTACATGTAAAAACAAAACACACATTGTTGTGTAGTTGTTCCATTACACCCCTAAGGCATAACATCACATCGTTAGTTGTACCCTCAAACTCGTCAAAGAATACTATTTTCTTTTTATCATGAAATAATGAGACAGTTGACCCAAATTCTATAACTTGGTTCCTGATTGTATCTAAGTATCTTCCTTCTGACGATCCATTCAAAAACAAAACATCTTGACCAGTTATTGAGCTAATAGTCTTAATTGTCTGAGTTTTACCGCATCCTTTAGTCCCGTTTAGAATAAGACTTTGATTAAATGCTCCTTGGTTTATAACCTCACTAAAGAACTTGTTTATCGCATCAGGTAAAATAAGATCCTCAAACTTAGTAGGTGCCCATTTCTCTACCCATATGTCAAGTGCATTTTCATTCATATTAATATCTCAATAATTTTAGACAAATCCATAAAAGAAAAAAAGCCTTGAATGGCTAGTACATCCCAAGTTTTAATCTTTACAGAAAAGGGTATCATTAAAAAATTGCCAAGCAATCTTAAAATGCATCCTAATGTTACATCAATGTATAGTAATAAAAAATATCCAATAATTAACAAAACACTTCCCAGTATTCTGATAAAATCAATATCAATGTTACATACAATATTTTTTAAGTACATATTTCACTATATGTGGTTTATCTTCTAACCAGAACGCTTCATGCTCGATTTTATTCATAATTGGATTATCTACATTCATAGACCTAGACAAACTACCTCTGCGAGACTCATTAAGTTGCATAGTTTTAGGATCTATATTGAATGGTTCATAATGCCCAAGATGAGGACTTTTACAATCTTGAGCAACGTGTACAGCTTCATGAATGATTGTTTCATTCAAATAATACCGATACATTGTAGGAACATATTTCTTAATGGTATCTGTACATATATGAACAGAATTATCATTAGAGTTAGTTAGACCAAAATAATTCGGATGCTTCTTACACATATATGAATTCTCATAATATGTATGAGTACGAGAAACCAAATTATAAATGTCAGTAGAAGAAGAATTTAAATAAAGAAGAAATTCAAACATAACAAATTAGTAAACATCAGTTAAAATAAGAATCTGGCTCTAATGATATAGCATATCTAATATTGTACTCACTACTCGTAAATTCGGAGATAGTATACTTAGATAGCTTTACCTCATAAGAACTGCTTAGCAGGCGCCCAAGGTGCTCTACCTTGAAGTTTGCGGCAAAATCCAGGTCCGTCTCCCCTAGTATAACACAGTATTCGTTGGAGGTGTTGGTGTCCTTCTTGTTCCTGACCAGAATTTTAACCTGCCCATCCTTCCCTACAACTGACACATCAGGTAATTTGCAGACATAAGACGCTTTAACAAGTTTATCTAATACTTTAGGATTAAGTGTAAACTTAATATACTCATCAGGTAATACTACAGTCAGTTCATTATATGGAACTAGCTTAGGGTCTGCGTAAAAATACTTAAGTTTATTCGGCCCTTCACTGATAGTCATATACCGATCACTGGTGAAGTCAATATCAGGGTCAGAATATAAATCTAAAGAACTAAGAAACTTTCCCAACTCGTAAATAGCAACATCCCTAGGAATATATTCTTCTATTTGAGCTTCTGCTAATATATTTTCACTAGTAGAAAGAGTGTTAATTGACTTCCCCTCTTTAATCATAAGAGTTGGTTTAATAGAGGCAAAGTTCTTTAATATAGTCAATGTTTTTTGTGATAATTTCATATTAGGTATAGTCGTGGTTATCGTAATACATAAGGAGCATAGCATAATGTATGATCTTTAGTAAATCTTTAATATTCTTTCCATCTTTTTTACCATATCGAGAAGCATATTTGATTATATTCGCAGAAGCATAATCAGATATTACACCAGAAGCAGCCATTAAATCTACTGGCTGGATATGATGGTCTATTCTATTTTGTCCTGTGGGAGCATAGTGTTGAGAATATGTATTTCTCAAATAATCTCTAACAAACTCAAGAATTGCTCCTTCGTCATGCTCCCATGGTTCATCTTTTACATGACCCTCTTCTGAGATGTCGCAAATACATGGGGCATCATTGTCATAACCTTGATTTTTCAATTCTCGATGTTCTTGATCAAGTTCACTAATTTCATTTGTATATACGGTATCACCATTATGATATAATGGGTTATCTCCAATAAATGACATAATTGTATTATTTTCTATAGAATAAAAGAGGCAAGAGGCAGTGCCCCTTGCATCTTACTACCTATTCAGTTTTATGTCAACACTCAGGGAGATACCATAGGATCAGTATCAACTGAATCTCCAAACTGAATATCTTTATCAAGAGTTTCGTATAGAGTAAGAAATGATTTTTGAATATAATCATCGAAACGGTTTACAGCAAGCTTAAGGGCCTTTTCCTTGTTGCCATAGATTGAATACGCAACAAGAAGATTAACAAGCCTACGAGTAGCAATAACTTCGTCTACTTGATCCTGCTCAAAAGTCTTACGAATACGAGAAGCCCATTCACAAAGGTTGGTAATGAACTGATCATCAGTAATAGACAGAGTTTCTGCAACAGAACGAAGAATCTTAGACTCTGTGGCAACTGTTGGATAGGTTTGATCAAAGGTGATAGCAAACCGATCAAGGAATGCTTCATTCAAAACATTAGTTCCAATGTAGCGACCGTCCTCAGACCCTTTACCTTTAGTATTTGCAGTAGCAATGACATTGAATCCGGGAGCAGGATAAACATGATGTCCGAGCTTTTTAAGGAATACTCCATCACCTTCAAGAATAGATTGAAGACACATGATCTTATTAGATGCCAGGTCAATTTCGTCCAGGAGCAAAATGGCTCCACGTTGGAGAGCCTGAACTACAGGACCATCATGCCAAATAGTGTCACCATCTTTCAGACGGAATCCCCCGATCAGGTCGTCTTCATCAGTTTCTACAGTAATGTTTACACGAACAAGTTCCCGATGAAGCTCAGCACATGCTTGCTTTACCGAAAGAGTTTTTCCACAACCAGAAGGACCAGAGATAAATGTAGGGAAAAATTTACGAGAGGATACGATTTTCTTCAAATCATTATAATTACCATATCGAACAAAGGTTTCGGTAATTTCGGGCACATCCAGATTTTCAGAATCAAGATGTTCAATTTTGTTTTTAGAAGTCATAATAAAAAATTAGGGTACAGTACAATTTAACAGAATATTGAAGGAAGGGAGGTAAGCATGGACAGTTTTTTTACCGTCCATGTTTATTGGTTACGAGATCATACCAATAAAATCAGAAAGGAACTTATTATTCATTGTCTTGATTTTCATCATCAGTTTAAACTTCTTAGTAATGACAGATTTTGTATCATCTTTATTGAATTTTGGAAACACAGTGTTGTACAAGAGCTTTTCGGAAACCGCAAAGAACTTATCAAACGCACCATTCTCAATAACAAACCAACGTTCAGCTTCCCATTTAGATCGTACTTCTCCACGCAGTTCATCATCATCATATGCAATAAATCTACTAATAAAACTGCCCAAATCTCGGGATTCTAGAATGCGAATAGCTGAAATACTTAAATCTGGATTATTTGATCGCACAACATTGAGAATGGCATTAAGCTGACTTTCAGTATATGAACTATACCGATTTCCTAAGTATGACAAGAAATGAGTTTCTTTAGTTTTTGGATCTATAAGATAAACATCCCTGTTAACATTACTGCAAATAATATCCGCATATGTATACTCTACAGAAGTCTGATGATATTTTTTATCGTGTCTAATATAACGAAGCTCGTTGGGCTCACCATCAGTAAGTACAATGCAATTTAACTTTTGAACATTATACTTTTTCTTGAACTGGGGAATAATAGTATTGAGTGTCAAAAGAGACTCATATAGTGGTGTCCATCCCATACAATGCATAGGATAACCAGAATTTAATACTCTAGATGCCAGATAATAGAACAGTTTAAGTTGTTCTTCAAATTCATAACTCTTAGTTTCACTATTAAAAATTTCACACAAAGTAAAATCATGAGAGATAAACATCTTATTGTCTAGTCGATCAACTGGAGCATCCTGATAATGATAATTTGTAGAACTTTGCCCAAAAGTATAAACCTTGAATGGAATGTTTTGTCGTCTACAGAACCAGAGAATTTTATACAACTGTTTAACTGTAGATTCAATTACTTTGGACATAGATCCAGACCAATCTAGGAAAATGACCAAACCATGACTCTTTCCTTCTTTAACAATAAGATTTCTCTTGAAAATATCGTCATTGTAGAGATAAGAATGAAGCTTATCACAGTCAAGAACTCCGGTCTTACTTTCTTTGATCTTAGAGTATAGTCGAGCTGATTTTTTAGTTTCAAACTCTTTTACCATGTAATTTACATCCTTTTTAGAATTAGATTTAAACTCCTGGTATCTCTGCTCAATGTGTGTATATTCAAAGAATTTTTCCTTTAATGGGGCATAATAAATATCTGGCGGAATAATTACATTTGAATCAATTTGAGGAATTTCAATGTACTCGTAAGTCTTATCACTATTAGTATTAGTCAATACTCGACTACAATCTTGAAGACTTTGAAGAACATAGGAAATAATCTTATCCCTTGCACTTTCAATGTATTCATCGTCGTCATAATACTTTTTAATTTCTTGTTCTGGACAAAAATCCGAACTGATATCAAAATCAATACCATCATCCCATTCTTCAGTTTCATCAGATTCATCAGATTCATCAAAATCTTCAAAATCATCAATAGAAAATGGATTTATAGCATTATTTAATTCTTCTTCCAATTCCATGATTTCAAATGTTTTTTCCTCAGGAGCGACACTGCGTTCGTAATTCAATCCATAATCTAAATCATGATTAACTAAAGGAATTGAAGACCTATTTTGAGGAGTCTTTAAAGTATTATCTTTGGTATAGAGTCCTGGATTGTAAAAATTTCCAGCTCCACCATCATATCCATTATAGCTATATCGAGGGGTCTTATCAAGATTCCTCATATTTTTCATACATTGAACATACACCACTCCACTTAAGGTAATCATTTCCTTAAATGAGGTCATCTTCTTAGTGGCTTCTACAATACTTTTTTCCTCTTTGGAAAACTTGATGCCAAAAATATTATTGCCTTTGAAGTACAGGCAAAGTCTATCTAGGAAGTTATACTTTTGTGGCTCCATAGACAGCATAAACTGTTCCATTCCGTAGATTTCAGCATACCCAAGATTAAAAATCCTTGGAGTACCGGGGTACTTAAGCTTACATAGATTTTCTACACGAATATCTTCCATTACCATAATAATATTGGAAGGAATTCCGTTATAATTTCCATTAATCATTTTCTTCCACTCGTCAAGTGGAGTCCAAATTGCATGGGAAATCTCATGCAAAACCATAGCCTTATATACGTTTTCAGTAGCATTTGACCAAATAGGAAGAGTCAAACAGCGATTCTGCAAATCGTAAAAAGGCTCATCTACCTTCTTATGCTGAACGATGATCTTTTCTTCTGCAAGCAAACGGGCAAGAAGACCATTCATTTCAAAACTTACGCTCATGTATCACAAAATATCGTACTCATATTAGAGTACATCAAATTTTCAAGCTAATGTATGTCAGTGGACA